GATCGAGACCGTTCGCGGCACTGACCGGCCGGATCTGTGGATCTTCGACGCTATCGGCTACAACCGGTATCTGTCGAGCCTGCAGCCTATGCAGCAGATCACGGACACCGAGATGGCGGGCCACGGATTCACGTCGCTGAAGTACATGGGCGCCGGTCAGTCCTCGGATGTTGCCCTCGACAACGGCTACTGCCCCACCAAGACCGGCTTCGCGCTCAACACCGACTTCATATACCTGGAAGTCCATTCCGCGATGGACTTCGAGCCGATGGGCGGCGAGCGCTTTCCGATCAACATGGACGCGACGGTTCGGTTCTACGGCTTCATGGGCAACCTGACGCTGTCGAACGCCGCGCGTCAGGGCCGGCTGAACGACTCTTGATGGGTCGAGTGAAGCTGAGAGCTAACCCAATCAAGGAGACTGAGGAATGTACAACATCGCGGTGAACCCCGCACAGGGGCTCTACACCAAGGCGCAGTTCAAGCGTGGGGATATCCCCACGCCTGGCACCAGGGGCGTTGCCGCCGACGCGGATGCCGGCGGCATCACCAAGGAGTTTGTCAGCGTCAAGTTCACGGCTACCGCCAATCGACTCAATGGTGAGCTCGTCACCATTGACGCCGACGGGGTAGCGACCCGCGGCACCGTTGCGGAGGGCGGACTGCTCCAGGTCGGCAAGCGTGCAGGCATCCTTACCTATAACGCTTCGGCCGTCGCTACTCAGACGATGACGGGCACCCACTTCGGGTGGGCTCAGGTCTGGGGCAAGGGCAAGGCGCTCGTCACCGGCACCGCCACGGCGTCCTCCGCCGCAATGGTCGAGCCGGCTGCCGATGGTGCGGTCGATGATGGTGCCATGGCGTCTGCCAGCGCCAATCTCGTCGGCCTGAACTGGGCGGTCGCATCGACGTTCCCGCCGGGCCTGGCCGATGTGTTCATCGACTATCCGCGGTACATCGCGGGCGACCTGTAACAGCGATGCGATCCGTTTGGATCGGCTATGACCCGCGCGAGGCGGATGCTTTCGCCGTCGCGCGGGCCTCTCTCAGGCGCCATGCGAGCGAGCCCATGCTCGTCATGGCGATCAGCCTTCCCCAGCTTCGCGAGGCCGGACTGTACACGCGTCCGACATCGCATCGCGGCGGGCGGCTGTGGGACGACATTTCCGAGGCACCGATGGCAACAGAGTTCGCCATCTCACGCTTCCTCACGCCGCATCTCGCCGGCTCCGGCCTGGCGCTGTTCATGGACTGCGATATGCTTGTGAGAAAGGACATCGCCAAGCTATTCGCATTGGCCGATCCGTGCAAGGCGGTGATGTGCGTCAAGCACGTCCACGTGCCGGATGAGCGTACCAAGATGGATGGTCAGTTGCAGACGTTCTATCGGCGTAAGAACTGGAGCAGCGTCGCCCTTTTCAATTGCGACCATCCTGCAAACAGGGCGCTGACGGTGGAGATGATCAACACCGTTCCGGGCCGTGACCTGCACGCCTTCTGCTGGCTGCGAGACGAGGAAATCGGCGAGCTGCCGCTGGAATGGAATTGGCTGGCTGACGTGTCGCCGCCGATCGCAGACCCGGCCATCGTACACCATACGCTCGGCGTTCCTAGCATGCCCGGCTATAAGGATGCGCCTTATGCCGACGAGTGGAGGACAGAGCTGAATGAGGCGATGGAACGTTCTGGAGGTTCTCGCCAAGAGGCACGGGTGGAGGCGCGGGGCTGAGATCGGGGTCCTCGATGGAAGGACGCTGTTTCACCTCCTGGACAAGTGTCCTGACCTGACAATGATCGCCGTCGATGCGTGGCCGCCGGCCGCAGTGTGGGGTAGGAACGGCGAGCGCAAGAACCTCGTGGAAATCGGCAAGCGGTTTCGTGCAAAGGCGGAATCTTCTGAGTATACTGATCGCTGCGTCGTCCTGCATGGACAATCAGCCGACATGGCCTGGGATGTAGATGACGAGACGCTGGATTTCGTGTTCATCGACGCCGACCATTCCGAGGACGCTGTTCGTGCCGACATCGCTGCATGGACGCCCAAGGTCAAGTCCGGTGGCATGGTGCTCGGGCATGATATCAACTGGCCGAGCGTCCGCACGGCGGTGCTTGAAGCCTTCGGCGACTATGCCGCCTACGCCAACAATGTATGGGGGACTGTGAAGCCTTGAAGCCGTACATCTACACCGTTTGCGATACCGGATACCGCGATCTCTACGCTGACGTATTCGTCAACGGTGCCAGGGCAGCCGGCCACGAGGTCGAGGTGTTCTGCTCTGGCCGGAGAGCCGAGACCCGGAACGACAAGACGTGGCTCTGCATGTGGCGTTTCCAGATGCTGCCCGACCTGCTCAAGAAGCATGGCGCCGCGCTTATGGTCGATATCGACTCCATCATCCAGAGGCCGACTGAAATCGAGCCCGAGTATGACCTTGGCCTGTTCCTGCGGCCGAACGCGCCGCGCAACATGCTGACGTTCTGCAGCATTCTCTATTGCACCGAGCGCGCGATGCCGTTCGCTGAGGAGATCGCTCGTTGCTGCAAGCGGCCGGGCTTGAAATGGATGGACGATCAGGCCATCGTGTGGGATGCCTACAAGGGCCTGGGCCACAACTGGAAGATCAAGAAATTCGACGAGGACTTCATCTCTTGGCGAAACGCAAACGCTCGCATTTTCACGGGCAAGGGCGCAGTCAAGCATGGCCCGGCCTTCGGCGACCTGTCGAGAAAGTGGGCCGTCGCAGCCGCATGACCATACCCCGCCGCCCCATCACGCCCGGCATTCGCACTTTCGCCAATGGCGTCATCGCCCACATCAACAAGTACTCCGATCCCTTCTTTCAGGTCTCGTCATGGGCGACCTACGAGAGATCGGACGACAAGCCAGCCGACCTGCAGATCGCGGTGCGCATCCTGGAGCATCTGCCAGACCCCGATGTCGCCATTGACGAGCTTGCCAACCTGGCGCGCAAGGTGGTAGCGTGCATGATTGAGCTATGCGACCATCGCACTGCGGACGATTGGCGAAAATTGCTGGAACGCCACATTCGAATCGCCCGCTTCGATGTTGGGACCAAGGGCATCGTCGTCATAGGCTCGCCCAAGGTAGAAGTCGACGGCATCACAATTGTTGGCGCCATCCCGCTCGACGATCAGTGGAAGCAGATAGAGGCCAATCTGGACCGAGTGAAGGCTCGGATCGAACATGCCCCGGCGCACGGCCGCAGGGCGGTTCTCGCTTGCTACGGGCCATCACTGAATGACACCATCGAGCCGCTGCGACAGCTGGCCGGCGAAGCCGAGAACGACGTTATCACGGTTTCGGGCGCGCATGACGCGCTCCTGAAGCATGGCATCGTTCCACGCTACCACGTCGAGTGCGATCCGCGCCCCCACAAGGCCGACAACATCGAGAAGGCGCACCCTGGCGTCGTCTATCTGCTCGCCTCGGCTATCCACCCCAGGGTCATAGACAAACTCATTGCTGGCGGTGCCGACATCAGGTTTTGGCATGTCGCAGCCGCAGATCACACGATCCGGCTGGTCAAGGAGAAGGGCGAACCTCTCGGGACCGTCATCGGTGGCGGCAGCTCGGTTGGCCTGCGCGCCATCCCGCTGCTGTATGCCATGGGCTATCGCGACTTTGCAATCTTCGGCATGGACTCCTCATTCGCCGCGGACGGAGCGCAGTGGGCAGGAAAACATGCCGGCAAGCTGAAAGATGTAAAGCAGGTGCGGTGTGGGGATCGTATCTTCCTCTCATCACCGGTCCTGATCAGCTACGCCACCCAGTTCTTTGAACTCATCCAGAAAGTCGATGACATCAAATTCGAGTTGTTCGGGGATGGGTTGCAGCAGGAGATGGCCAGGCACTACGCAAACGGCACGCTGGGTAACAACGCATGAAGTCCACCAGTAGCATTTTCAAGTTTTCCCAAATCACGCGCCAGGACTGGTCTGTGGGTGCCGCCTTGTTCACCTTGCAGAATATGGGCGCGCTGGAGCGCAAGCTTCGCCGCGGCGAGGACGATGTGATCCTCAAACTCATTGAGGAGATTGTCGCTGCCTACCTCATCGAAAAGGGCGTCGAGCCCCCGCAGGCGGACTACACGCCGCCCGTCGAGCAACCCTCAACATGATCACCAGGAGACAGTATGATTCAGACTGATATCCCCCTCATCCTGGAGCGCGAGTTCGGCCTGCCGGAGTATGAATCGGCTGTGGCCGTAGGCTTCGCGCTGATGCCGGTCGAAGACAAGACGGAGACGCGCAAGCGAGGTCGACCCTACTATAAGGATGTCGAGTTCGTGAAGATCGTCACTCCCGGCGACAAGAATGCAGTATACCTGCAACCGGCCAGCGACAAGCACCGCCAGCGCTTCCCAAAGGCATACTCGGCGTTCAAGTCCGGGCAGGTCGTGGCCGTCGATGGCACGCCCCTGGAGCACTGGCCGATCGTGACCCGCAGCCAAGCTCTCAACTTCCGGGCCTACGGCGTCCACACCGTTGAAGCGCTCGCCACACTGCACGACGGCAACCTGGAGAACTTCGGCCGTGAGGCGAGGGAGCTGCGCGAGAAGGCGCGGGGCTACCTGAAGCAGGCCGAGGATACGGCTGCGGTTCAGAAGCTCGCGGCCGAGAAGCAGGACATCGCCGACCAACTGGCGGCGGTACAGGCGCAGATGGCCGCCATGCAGGCCCGCTTCGAGGCCGCCATGGCGGCCAAGGCGGAGCAGCCGGCCGCCGCGCCTCGCGCCGCGCGCCGCACCACGGTTGAGGCCGCAACCCCGTGACCTGCCTGTCGCTCGTCCAGGACGCGGCTGTCCTGCTGAATCTGGAGCCTCCAGCGGCGTTGGTCGGGTCAAACGACGCGACCGCGCGCCTGCTGCTGCGCCTAGCCAATCTGGGCCTGCGGACCATCGCACGCCGCCACGACTGGCAGGCTCTGACTATCGAACGCACGTTCACGTCGCTGGCGACTGTCGAGCAGACGGGCGCCATCCCCGATGACTATGACCGGCTCGTCTATGCCGCAGATGTTTGGGACCGCACACGCAACCTGAAATTCGCCGGGCCGACGCCGTCTCGCGTGTGGCAGGACCTGCGGACCAACCTCACTGGAGGCATTGTCGGGTGGTGGCGGCTGCTCGGCGGCGAACTCAACATCTTCCCGGCCCAGGACGCCGGCCACACGCTGGCGTTCGAGTATATCAGCAAGAACCGGGCGATATCGTCCGGCAGTGAGGAGCGTGAGCAATTCGAGGAGGATACCGACGAGGCGCTGATCCCCGAAGACCTCATCATGCTCGACATCGTGTGGCGGTTCGGATCGGTGACCAAGTCGTTCGACTACGCCGAGCACATGGCGACCTTCGAGAGGGAATTTGAGAAGGCTACCGCGCGCGATCGCGGCACTGGCGTGATCTATCCGCCCCCGTCGGAATCGACCATGCCGCCAGTGCCGACATGGTCAGGCACGATCACGGTGCCCTGACGTGCGCATTCCAGCCTACGCCATGCGTCAACCTCCGACGCACCGTCTGGCCGTGCCGCGCGTGCCAGCTGGGCGCGGCATGTCGCTGCCGGCCCCGGTGGAGGGCTGGGACGCGCTCTCGCCGCTGTCTGACATGCCGCCCAAGCGGGCCGTCGTGCTCGACAACTGGTTTCCGCAGCCCGGCTATTGCGAGTTGCGCCGCGGGCATACCGAGCAGTGCGACACTGCCACTGCAGAGCCGGTCGAGAGCCTGATGGGCTACCATGGCGCTACGCCCAAGCTGTTCGCGGCCTCCGACGGTTCAATATGGGACGTGACCACGTCGACGCCGTCGGAGGTCGTTACCAGCCTCACGAACGACCGCTGGCAGCATGTAAACTTTACTACCGTCGACGGCCTCAATACGCTGTGGGCGTGCAACGGCGCCGATCAGGCCAGACGCTGGGACGGCTCAAGCTGGAACTCCAATACCATCTCGGGTGGCATCACCAGCGACGACGTTATCAACGTCAACATCTTTAAGGGTCGGCTCTGGCTCACGGTCAATGGCTCTCTCAACCCGTGGTATCTGGCCGTCGGCGCGGTGCAGGGCACGGCGACCGAGTTTCCTTTGCAGGGCGTGTTCCGCAAGGGCGGGTTTCTGATGGCGGCGGGCACTTGGTCGCTCGATGCTGGTGCGGGTCCGGACGATATCATTGCCTTCATCTCTTCACGGGGCGAGGTGGCGGTCTATTCGGGCATCGATCCGGCGGCTGACTTCACGCTCAAGGGCGTGTACGATGTCGGGCCACCGATCGGCCGGCGATGTCTGACGCAGGTCGGTGGCGATCTGATGCTGGTGTCGATTGACGGCGTGTTGCCTCTGAGCCAGGCGCTTGTGGTCGAGCGCGGCGTGCAGCAGGGCGTATCAATCACCCGACTCATTCAGCCGGTGATGAACCAGTCGGCGCGCGATTGGGGCTCCAATTTCGGCTGGCAGCTCATGTCCTACCCGCGCGGCACGCGGGCGATCTTGAACGTGCCGGTAGGCGAGAACACCTCGCAGCGCCAGTATGTCATGAACACCGTCACGGGGGCGTGGTGCCGCTTCCTCGGTCAGGAGGCCAACTGCTGGGAGGTGTTCAATGACGAGCTTTATTTCGGTGGCAACGACGGCGTGGTGCATGCGGCCGATAGCGGCGGCAGCGATAACGGATCGCCGATTGAGTACGACATGCGCACCGCGTTCAACTACTTCAGGCAGCGCGGTCGGCTGAAGCGCTACACGATGTGCCGGCCGCTGCTGACGACTGACGGGGTCGTGACGCCGGGGCTGGCGATCAACACCGACTTCGGTACCGCTGCGGCGCTATCGATCCCGAGCGACATCCAGACGGCGGGGGCGCAGTGGGACAGCGGCATCTGGGACGTAGACCTGTGGCCGGTCGAAGAGCGCATCGTCACCGACTGGCGCGTTGTGACGGGCCAGGGCTACTGCGCATCGATCCGCATGGCCGGTGAGTTCGAGAGCGACGCCGAGGCGGTCCTGCGCGTCAATGGCTTCGATCTGCTCATGGAGGACGGGGCCTTCCTGTAGTGGCCGAGATCAATCGAAATCTTTGGGATAGAGCGGCGAACGCGTGGCGGCGGCTTGTCGACACGGCGACGGTAGCCTGGGACACGTCGACGCCGGGCGAGGTTTCAGCGAGTGTGCCTAACCTAGGGATTGGCACGGCGCAACTGGCAAACGATTCCGTCACCTACGCCAAGCTGCAGAACATCTCGGCGCAATTTCGCGCACTCGGCCGCAACAGCTCAGGCGCCGGCGACGCCGAGGAGGTGACGCTTTCGCAGCTGCTGGATTGGATCGGTTCAGCGGCGCAGGGCGATATTCTCTATCGTGGTGCCGCGACGTGGGCGCGGCTGGCGGCTGGCACGGCTGGGCAGTTCCTGCAGACGCAGGGTGCAGGGGCCAACCCGCAGTGGGCTGATAATAACTCGCCGCTGACGCTCATAGCCTTCGGCGCTATCTCTAGCGCTGCCTCGCTGATCGTGCCGCTCGACGGCGACACATGGGACGAAGTCAAGATCACCCTGATCGACATCGTGCCGGCGATCGACAACGTCTCGCTTCAGCTGCAGTTCGACCAGGGTGCCGGCACTCTTACCGGGGCGAGCGACTACCAGTACGGCTTCGTGCGTGGCGCCACTGCGGTGACGGACAGCGCTCATACCGCCATCGTGCTGAGTGCTGCGCTGGGGTCAAGCACCAACGAGCGCTTTACGGCCAAGCTCAGCATCTATCGGCCCAGTGATGCCGACCTCATCAAGGTGGCGCATTGGCAGGGTGGGGCACGGCTGCAGGATGCGGTCGCCTACGCCATCCATGGCTGGGGCGAGCTGATCCTGAATGACGACGCGATTACGGATGCAGTATTCTCGATGTCTTCCGGCAACATTGCGTCGGGCTACTACTACGCGGTTGGCAAGAAGTACGCGTGAGTCTGCTCATCGGTCATGACGCGGCGGTGGCGGACTGGGTGGCCGCCAATCTGGGCATTACGATCGCCCCGCCCTATGCCGCGATCGGCGTGCTCGACGACGGCGGCCGTCTCGCTGGCGGCGCGGTGTTCACGGGCTGGGACGGCGCCAATATCGACGTGACCGTGTACGGCCCGCGAGCCGTGTCCCGCGCCGCCCTCAGAGCCGCCTTCGCCTACGTGTTCGTCCAGCTCCGGTGCCAGCGGCTGACGGCGCGCTGCCGACGCAGCAACGTAGTGTCGAGGCGGTTCATGGAGCGTCTCGGCTTCAAGCATGAGGGCACCCAGCGACGTTACTGGGGCCCGACAAGGGATCATGACGCCATGCTCTATGGCATGACGAGAGACGAATGCAGGTGGATCGATGCAGGCCCCTAGCCCGCCGGACCCGGTAAAGACCGCCCAGGCTCAGGCGGATATGAACACGCAGACCGCGACGACGCAATACCAGCTCGGCGCGACCAATCAGAACACGCCCTACGGCAATCTGACCTACAATCAGATCGGGACGTGGGACGACGGCACGCCGCGGTTCGAAGCTACCATGGCGTTCTCGCCGGAGCAGCAGGGGCTCTATGAGAGCCTCACCAATGCGCAAGGTCAGTTCGGCGACATTGCCAACGCGCAGTTGACGAACGTTTCCAACACCCTGTCGACGCCGTGGGAGGCCAATGCCGGTGCTGCGCGCCATCTCACGGACATCAACCGCACATTTCTTGATCCGGAGTGGCAGCGGCGTGGCGAAAACCTCGATGCCAATCTCGTTGCGCGCGGACTGACGCCCGGAAGCGAGGCGTATCACAGAGCCCGTGAGGGCTTCACGGACGAGCGCTCGCGGGCCTATGACCAGATGTACCTCGACGCCTACCGCACGGCGGTCGACGTGGGTCTGCGCGAGCGCAACCAGCCTTTGACCGAGCTGACGAGCATGCTGGGCATGACGCAGCCGAACACGCCGCAGTTCCAGAACACGCCGACACCGGGGGTGACGCCGGTGGACTACACCGGACTGGTGCAGAGCAACTTCGCCAACAAGAACGCGAACTATCAGGCGATGCTGGGCGGCCTGTTCTCCATTCCGGCGGCGCTTGCCGGTGGCTGGGCTCGCGGCGGCTTCCAGACGTCGGATCGGCGCCTCAAGACGGATATCGATCGCATAGGCTCCGATCCGCGCGGTTTTGGTGTCTATGCCTTCCGTTATCTGTG